CTGTTCTTTCTGACCGCAGAAATCTACTGATCTTCCGTTTCCTGTGCCTACGGCTCCCGCTAAACAAGCGGCATCGCCTAACGCCCTAGCCGCTGCTGATCGGCTCTCCTTCGCATACTCTGACGCAATAACCGGCTTGCCTGTGACAGCAATCGCTTGCTTAACCATCGCAGTAATCTCTGCGGGGGTCTTATCCCAACCAGTCTGAAGGTAGACATAATCAGCATTTGCATAGTATTCCTTATTCCCCTTGTGTCCACCGATACCAGATGTTAGATGAACTCCAACAGGTTTATCAGTGATTGATTTTAAGTGGGCAACCAGAGCGTTGGTTGTCGCGGCATCCCAATACTCATCACATTCAAGGCAAGTTACATATCCTGTAACCTTGTCATCAAACCTACGGACGATCTCGCTGAAGTGAGCCTTCTGAGCGTCCAGTGATTGAGAGGTAATGCTTGGGCTATCGTCTGGTGTAAGCCACATGACAGGGCTTAACCCTGCGGCATTCAATGTATTCAGTTGTACTTCCCAATCTGGTTTGGGGGTGATGACGGAGAGATTAAAATCTGGGCCTCCGTTGAATCCATCCCCACCATTGCGACTGTACAGGTAAATGTGAGTGTCACCGTTTGCTAATGCGGCGGCTCTCATTTTACTTTTCTCTGCGTTAGGGTGTAGGTAGTTAAGTGTCATCCACCTACTATCTACCATCAGGAAACTGGCCCTACTCCCGTGTATATCTGCGCTAGAGTTTAGCCCAAGCGTCATTAGTATAGGCATAAATACCTTCGCCAGTACCGCCGGGATTCCAGTTCGTGCCATCCGCATATCTTATATCACCGTTTCTAGGTTTACCTCTTGATGCCCCGCCCAAATCATCTGGATCAACATTGGTTTGTTCCAATCTAAAAACATCCAAGTTAAATATAATGTCTGATAATTTGTTTAACTCATGGAAGAGGTAATCAGAGAGTTGTTCGTTGTTTAGTGGTGCGGGGTTAGGAGTCCATCTATTTACAGACTTTACATCCTTTACAGAATAACTCATTGCATTCTACTTCCTCTTGCTCCACTGGGTTGAACATCAAACGCAACCCCATGTAATTTCCAATCTACATCTGTTGTAGATTCTACTTTGAAACCAAAATACTTTCCGCTTACCCTGCATGAAACCTTAGACTGAGTATTAGGATTAAAGGCTATCGGCCCTTCCCATGTAATCCCCTCCTCTGTACTCATCTGTCTGCCAATATAGATATTAACAGAATTATTACCGCTGACTTCCATCTTGGGGTATACCGCTCTGACAAACTTAACACTAGATGGGTCACCTAGATCATATCCTGACCTTTCAATAAAAGATGTCATGTTGGTGGTATCTTTCTGATTACCAAATGAATCTCTAAATACTTTTGGCTCGTATATATCTCCGCCACTTGAATAAGCCGCGTACCCAGTTCCATTAATTGCGGAGGTTAATGCCGCGTTACTGTAAAGACTAAAGGTATCTGCTGTAAGAACGTCTGCATAGTAACTGTTACCATTTAACTCTACCATACCAACAACATTATTTATCACAACGAAATCAGCATCAGTTAATCCATGCGAAGCGGATGTTATAACAACTGGGTTTGCTTGAGTAGCGGCAGTAATGGCCGTACCTTCACCAGCCTTAGCAAAAACAAGATTCTTCTTTACGTTATCGTAGTTTCTTTCACCCCAGTTTCCTATACCCTCATTCCAGATATTAGTATTTAAGTCCCACTTTGCACCAGCCGTAATATCTATAATGCCGTGGTTAATAAAAGATGTGTCTGGTAAATCTCTGAAAGAGAATGTGTTGTCTTTCCAGTTCCAGATTAATGCCTTATCTACTATGGATGATCCTGACTTTGGGAAACAGGCAAGCATTTCATTGCGAACATAGTCAGCAGCCACAAAGCATTTTAGATAATTCTCGCCAGACAAATCCTCAAACATTGCTCTCCTTACCTTGTTAGGTAAAAGAGGTGTAACAGCCTGTCCATTACATACATAGCAATCAGAGTTGCCTATAAAGAAATGCCCACCATCATACTCTGCGATAGCGTCTTTAGATAAAGCGCCTACTGTTGGGCTTAGAAGTTTAAATGAGAATATGTAAGGGGTTCCTACATAGTTCATAATGTAGATAGCATCTTCCTTGTATATTAGAAAGGAGTCACCAAGGGGTAGTCCATCTACTATATCCCCTGCAGTATCTGCAAGTTCAAATTCTCCCGCGTCTAAAGTATTATCTCCAGCATCCCAAGTGCTAGGTGGATCACCGGAGGATGCTTCAGTAGACCATTTGACTAATCTAGGTTCCTGATTATCCTTGCTCCAGTTTAGTCCAATCAGAAATGTTCTGAAAGCCCTTATAGATTTACAGGTATGTGAAGGATTCGGCCAGTTACGCAACTGCATGAAAGGGTTAGAAGTGCTGGGTATCCCACTAGATAAAGGCCACATCTGTGGAGCATCAAACCCGTTAGTTGCAACTAATAGTCCATTGAGGTTAGTCACCATCCATCTACGACTTCCAGTATTTGCGCCGTAGTCATTGTCTGTAGTCGCTGTAGCCCCTGAAGGGGTTACAACAGCATTATTAGCATGGGCATACAGGGTAGTTCCTGTTAGTGTAATTACACCCGTACTAGTATCTCTGGCGGAGTAAGTTAACTCTTCATACTTGTTGGTAGAAACGTCACCCGTGATATCAGTTCCAACATGGAGAGTTCCAGATGCCGATAAGGCGGTCAGGGTTGCCCCTGTATCAACAGTGATCGTTGCCGCAGATGCGGATACAGCACCGTTGAGTTGAAGTGTAGCCTGTCTGGTGATGTCTATCCAAGTTGTCCCAGTCCATGCGGCAATATCCTTTTCCCCAAAAGCAATCCAGTAATACTGGCCAGCAGAAGAAAGATAGGGTACTATGTAGTATGGGCCAAATGGACAGGTTGCCATTACCTCCCTATACCCAGCAATTTTCTTTACACCATTGTCAAGGAATCTTACATTGTTTCCGTCAGACCAAGCATTAGGTGGTATAGAATACGGGGGGGTATCCTTTATGATTCCTAGTTGGCCTACGTTTTCAATAGGTACTATAGGCATTTACATTCCACCGGGGATGAACCAACCCGCAGTATATGGGTATACTGTTGCTGTATTAGTTAGAACGTCTATTTGTCTACTGCTATCTGTATATACTGTAACATTGTTAACAACAAATTCTGCCTCATCATCTTCAACCTTAGAAAGGTAATGCGTTCCGGTAGTTCCAGTAACCCTCCAGTATTGAGAGGAAACAGTTGCGCTATTCCCGTTCACGAAGAAATTCATTTCCCCCCTTATTGCAAAGGCTGGCATACCAGTAATAATTTTTGTGGCGTAACTGGCGTTTGCGCCCATTCCACCCTCGCTCCACTGATCGGCATACATTGTATAATCGCCACCATTATGAAAAAACTGCCTAATAGTTCCGTCTGCGTCAATATAGAAAGCGAAGATACATCTGTCACTTCCGTTATACCAGCCATGCTTAGACTGATTGTATGTGGGGGCGGTTGTGGCATTTAAGAATGATGCAGCGACTAGTGGGGATGCGGATATCGCAGAGTCATCCATGTAAAGGTATTGCCACTGTGAAGTACCAGCCGCAGAACTAGCCGCATTACTACCACCAGAACCAATCTGGAAGGTTAGTTGGCTATCCCAAGAGTATGCTGCGGTTGTTGTACCATCTAAGTCATACTCTCCAGCACCGATGTATATCTCATCAGCATCCTTATAGGCAAAGGTTGCTCTGTTCAGTGACCCAGCAGTTCTAACCGCTATCCATGCTGTAGCCGTTGCTCCAGCGTTAACTTGCAGGAACTTATTTCCATTACCCGCAATGTTTGGAACCGTGGGGGAGTTTGTATTGGACGGGAAACTTGCCTGTATTGTAGATTTAATTAGTCTAAGATGATCGTCACCTTGACTGATAGCATCTGTCCCCGGAGGATTAGTGCTTACTAAATCCTTAATATATGTTCCTGATTCTAATGCCATGTTCTATACCTTCGGATATTTAGTTTTAATTGCCTGTCGTAATCCTTCAAGCGTTGTCACTGACGCCATGCGTTCCTCGACCACTCCTTCCCATAGGGCTACTACGAGTTCGTTAATAGTTGGGTATTCTGCTTGTCTGTTACGGGCGTAGGCTTGTGCGTCTGATTCCGCTTGTAGTCGTGCGACTTCTGTGTCTACTAGGGATTGATCTATCGCAACAGGATTTTCGTTTGCGTCAAAGCAATCATCTCCGCGAACAGATACGACAGTGGGATGGGTGTTATAGATTGCTTTAAAAATCATCATCCTTCTATCTCCATTAAAATCATAGTTGCTGGCGATGTGTAGTAAGCAGCGGAATCACCTGTTGACATCAGATTCATATAAAGATCTTGTCCACTGTTACCACAGGCATACATTAGTTTGTATGTAGTTGCAGACGTTGTAGAAGGACTATCTAAATAATTAAATGCCGTAGACTGCGCTGCGTTATACGCCATACCCACCGATGATTGACGGCGGGAACTCTGAACATCTCCCAATGATCCAGAAATTACAGAGGAACCCTTAAATAGTTGAATCCAGGGTGCGGCATCACCACCAGCGGCGGCCAAAGCAAAACTTATTGAAATCAAAATCTTACTACTGGTCGCTGATGGGGTAATTGTTCCTTCAAGTCCAGTAGTTACTAAGGCCGTACTACTAGTAGTGGACGCTCCTGCCATCATTGAACTAACAACTTGCAACACCTTCCCTGCACTCAAACCTGTTACGGTTGCTCCTGTGACATCTAGTGTTACACCAGATGGAATATCGAACGTATCACCGCTAGTTCCTAGAGTTACAGTACCAGCACCTGTGCGTGGACTGAGTTTGGCTGTTTTTACTTCACTCATTTCGGATATCCCAGTGTACGGTCAGCAAGGAAGGCTTGATAGTCTGGATCAGCCTCTATCGCAGCCCATGCCGTTTCTAGTTCTGCTTGCGTTGGTTGTGGGTCAGGGCCTAGCCACTCAACGAACTCATGTGGTGGTGGGTTTTGAGTCAGCCTATATTGATTGGCGTTAAGACCTAAATGATGTATGCAGAGATTGATGTCCATTACGCCTCCTTGAAGATTTCGACTGTGGTGTATTGTTCTGTTGTCAAATTACAGGCACTCCCAAAGCCAAGTGTCGCTTCGGTGAGTTGCGACCGATGCTCTATACTAAAT